GAGAACTGATTTAAAGACGGATGAAGAAAGAACAGAGGAACTGATACAGATTGCAATGGAAAAGAATATGTTTGATACAATGTCATTGAATCCTGATGTACAGTCAAGGTTAGATCAGTTAGGGGTACAAACAGAAATTGAAGATAATACAAAAGTAATTGAAACAGAAGAACAAACGGAGTAAAAAATATTTTAAAAAAATTTTAAAATAAGTGTTGACAAATATAATGTTATAGTTTATAATTATATCATAAGGTAAAGGAAAACAACAAAACAAAACAAGTGAAGGAGATCAGAGACAATGAAAGAAAGATATTTAGCAAATGTTGAAAATGAAGTAGAAGTAAATGAAGTAATCGAAACAGCAAAAGAAAATAGCAATTACTTTCCAGTAGCAATTTATTCAAATGGAGAAAACATTACAACAGCACCATGGGAGAACAGAGAGAACTGGACAAAACTTGGTTATTGGGTAGCAATGATTATTGAAAATGGTAACATCGTAGAAGCATAAAACAAAGGGGCTGAAAAGCCCCTAGAGATTGGAGGTGATATAGTGGCAACCTTGTTCAGCCTAAAGAATGCAGAGCAAGTGAGGTTATCACAAACAGCACAGATGCAAAGGAATGTAAAAAGGTTTTATGAACAATTAGCGAAGGAAACAAAAAAGCAGATAGCAATTCGTGGTGGAGAGGACATTGAAAAAGCACAGCTTGTTTTGTTGGAAAGGGATTTAAAACAAAGAATCAAAGAAATCAATGAAGACATACAAAATGGTATTGTTGATTCTATGAAAACAACAGCTAACGCAGTTGTAGAAGATACAAAGAGTTTTCTTCGGAGGGTTGGATTTAAAAAAACAGATGTGATGAATGCTTTTTTGTATGTACCGGATAATGTAGTGCAAAACATAGTAAATGGAAATGTATATCAAGATGGGTGGAGTTTAAGCAAAGCAATTTGGGGACAAACACAAAATTTTAACCAGAAGCTTTCGGAGATCGTAGCACAGGGAACAGCTACAAGTAAAAGTGCTTATGAGATTGCAAAGGACTTAGAAAAATATGTAAGCCCTACAGAATCAAAGGCAAGTCGTGTAATTGAATCATGGGTGAACAGGAAGGATAGCAAAGGAAATTGGATTCTTGAAAAAGATAAAAACGGAAATCCAATTCTTGATGCAAAAGGAAATCCGATAAAGAAAAGATATAAAAAGGATTTCTATTTCGGTGAGGTTGATTACAATGCACAAAGGTTAGCAAGAACAATGGTAAGTCATGCATATCAACAAAGCTTCGAAGCAGTAAACAGAAATGACCCTTTTGTAATTGGCTACAAGTGGTTGACTTCTAATTTTCATGGAAGAGTTTGCTCGATATGTTCAGACAGAGCAACAAAGGATAATTTCGGTTTAGGTTCTGGGGTGTTTCCAAAAGACCAGTTACCGTTAGATCATCCGAATGGAATGTGTACATTTGAAGCGGTAATGAGTGGGAGTCTTACAGATATATCAAATCAAATAGCAGATTGGTACAAAGCACCAACAGGGACATATCCAGAAATAGATAGATACGCTCAAGAATTTTTATATTAAACAAAATGAAGGGAAGAAGAATGGAAATCAAAAATATTTGTGATTCTTGTGGATTTGTGAACACAGTAAATGGAAATAGCATTAAAAAACTTGATGTGAAAACAGAATCCGGTGATTATTTAAGGCTGATGTATTACAAATGTGAATCATGCAAAAAGAAAGTTGTCGTGCAAGTTGACAACATGGAAACCAGAAAGATTTTTGGAGATTACAGAAATTTAATTGCAAAGTGTGCTGTAAAAAGGCAGAAGGGTGAGACGATCAGCCCTAAAGACATTCGGAAGAAAGATAAATGGGAAAAGGATTTAAAAAAGATTCGGGATGGATTGGTGAGTAAATATAGGGGTGAAAAAGTCATAAAGGAAAATGGGGAAATTTTTCTGGAACACTTGACAGTGAATGGAGAGTATGATATACTATGATAGTAAGGTGTAATAAATGTGAAAACGAATTTGAATTGAAAGCCTTGCAGGAAGAAACAAAACAATTTGATAAACAGGAAGTGACAGAACATTATTTTATTTGTCCATGTTGCGGAACAAGGTATCTGTGTTATGTCCATAATGTTTCAACAAGAACTTTGTTAGAACAAATCCAAAGAAAGAAAATTCTTTTGAATTATGAAAAAGACCCAGTGAAGAAGAAAAGAAAAAGAAAGGAACTGGACAAAAAAGAAGCAAGGTTAAAGAAGGAAATGAATATTTTAAAAACAAAGTATCAAAAATATATCAAGAATCAAGAAAGGGAAAAATAACATGGCAGAGGAAAACAATAACAATCAGAATCAGAACAATGTAAATGACCAGAGTCAAAACAACGATCAGAATAATCAACAGCAGAATCAGAATCAAAACCAGAATAATCAAAACAATAACAATAATAATGTTGATATGAAAAAGGTTCAAGACGATGCAGTACAAGCATATCTGAAAAGTTTAGGTTTTGATGATGAAGAAAGCTTGAAAACAGTAATTACAAAACAGAAAGAAGCAGAGGATGCAGGAAAGACTGATTTGCAGAAAGCAAATGATACTTTGACTGCTACAACAAAAGAATTGGTTGAGGAAAGAAAAGCCAGAAGTATTGCAGAAGCAAAGATAACAGCAATTCAGTTGGGAGCAAAACCGGAGTTGGTTGATGATCTTGTAACAATTGCAATTGCCAGAACAACAAAAGACAAAGATGTAAAAACAATTATTACTGAAATGAAAAGTAATGTAGCAAGTTCTGTTTACTTTAATTTTGATGAAGAACAGAAAGAAGAAAAACCGAATAATAAAAACATTACTAGAAAAGAATCTAGTAAAAAGAAAACTGAAAAAGAACAGAACAATAACAATAATGAAGGAAATGAGCATGATGGCAGTATTGCCGCTAGAATCATGTCAAGGAAAAAGACAATAAAACCACATTATTTTAAATAATTAACAGGGGGTTATGAAAATGATTGGAAGTGCAGGAATTAAAAAAGAATCCTTTGCTACTGATAACCAGATTGTTGTTAACTCTGCGCCACACTTTGCAGTAGGTGTAGTAGTTTCCCAGTCTGTTGGTGTGGAGGATAGTGCAACAAAGAGAAAAATTGCAAAGAAAGGAACTCCGTTGACTGGTGATCTGGATGCAAGAACTACAGCATTTACAAAAGCAACGAGTGATAATGTAGTTGGTGTTCTGCAACATGATGTTGACGTAACTGTGGCAGATGCAAACGCAGATTTACTTATCATTGGTGTTGTAAATGTAAACAGAATGGATTCCGATGTGCAGGAATTATTTACAGAGGACATGAAAAAAGCCCTTCCTACTGTAAAAGCTATCAAGTTTTAATTTAAGGAGGACATAAGAACATGAGTATTTTTGATTTAATTACATGCGAAGAAATTGTTGCATATTGGGAGTTAATGCAACAGGACAGAGAACCATATATGTTTGAGGAACTTTTCCCAGACGATAAAAAGTTAGGTCTTGATTTAACATGGATTAAGGGAAGTAATGGACTTCCAGTTGTTTTAAGACCATCTGCTTTTGATGTAGAAGCAATTCCGAGACCGAGAATTGGTATGGACAGATTAACAGCAGAAATGCCGTTTTTTAAAGAGTCGAAATTCATTGATGAAAGAATGAGACAGGAATTGAACAAAGTTATGGAGTCTGGCAATCAAGCATATATTGATTCCATTGTGAACAGAATTTTTGATGATGAAAAAGACCTGTTAGAAGGTGCTTCCGCACAGCGTGAGAGAATGCGTGCAATGATGGTTACGACCGGAGTTATTTCCGTAGAAGGAAATGGACAGGCATATGATTATGATTATGGTATCCCAGAAGATCACAAAGTTAATGTAACAAAAGATTGGAGTGACCCGTCTGCACCGATTATGGAAGACATTCGTGCAGGAATCCAGAAGATTCTTGAAGATACCGGAGTTACGGTTGAACGTGCTGTTTGCTCTTCCAAGGTTCTTGGATATTTCAGAACAAATAACGAGATCAAAAACGCAATTATGATTATTACCAATGGCGCAGGTTGGATTAGTGATGCAAAAGTAAAACAGTATATCCAAGATGAACTTGGAATCCAGATTGTTACGAATGATAAGAGATATAAAGACGAGCAGGAAAAAGTACAGAGATATGTTGAGGACGATGTATTTGTTATGTTCCCGTCTGGTGCACTTGGAACAACTTGGTTTGGTACGACACCGGAAGAATCCGATCTGATGGCAAGTGCAGTTGCGAATGTAGCAATTACTGATACCGGAGTAGCTGTTACCACAATTCAGAAAGCCGACCCTGTTAACGTTGAAACCAAAGTCACGCAGATTTGTTTACCGGATTTCCCGACAGCAGATCAAGTGTACATTCTTGGTGTGAAAGTAGCATAGGAATGTGAGGTGTGACAAATGGGTTTTGTCGTAGCAGTGAAAGGAAAAAATGAAATCAAAGTAAGTGAAAAAGCATTTGAAAATGTTTTTAAACAGAAAGGATATGTTTTGAAACATAGTGCACAAAAAGTTGTTAAGGTTGATGAAGCTGAAATTGATGAACATGAAGAAACAAAAACAGAAGGTGAAATTGATCTTGACACAATTCCGATTAGTGATATGAACAAAGAGCAGTTGATGCAGTATGCAAAAGAACATAACATTGATACCAAAGGTGCAAAAAATGTTTCTGATGCAAGACGAATCATCCAAGCGGCTAAACGGAAACAGACGGAAGAATAATAGAAGGTGTGGTGAGTTGTTAACATGGAGAAATTGCAGGAATTAAAGTTGAACATTTTGGAAGAACGCTTTCCGTTGTTTAGTGATGAACAATTGCAGTATTATTTGAGCAAAAACAATAATGATGTGAAGAAGGCTTCTTATGAATGTTTAATTATAAAAGCCGAAACAACTGGGTTATCTGTTAGTGGATTGACAACAGCAGATAGTTCAAGTTATTTCAAAATGTTAGCTTCTCACTATGTATCAACCAATAGTGGGGTGCTAACATGAATTTCGCTTTTGAATTACAGAAGTTAAAAAGGGAAATACAAACCCATGGAAAACAATATAGATATTATCGTGATGATATAGATGAAGATGGAGAACCCACAGGTGAAGAACAAATAGTTGCAGAATCCTGTGGGTTGTTTCACATTGAAAAGTCATATATAACAAGAACAAAATCAGATGGCACAAATACAAGGGTAAAAGGAAATCCGAAAATACTTGTTTTGTGGGAAGAAACAAATGGTTTGAAGTGTGGAGACAAAATAAAGATAAATGATAAAACATATGTCATAACTGATATAAACAACATACAAGAATATAATATAGTTTGCGACCTGTCATTGGAGGTGATCTTGAATGGCAACAATTAGATTTGATGCACAAGATTTACTGAATAATTTAGCAAGTATGGAAACAAAAGCAGAGATTGCAGTTAAGATGTATGCTCAAGAAGGTGCAAAGGTTTTTGAGAATTATGCTAAAAACAACAGAAGATGGCAAGACCAGACAGGGCATGCAAGACAACGTTTAGTTGGTTGGGTTGAAAGAAACAAAAAGAATGTTAGAATTTACATCGGGCATGGTGTTGATTATGGTTTATATTTGGAATTGGCACACGAAAAAAAATATGCAATCTTAAAAGAAACTGTTGAGAAAAAGGGACAGGAAGTTTTGAAAGGTTTTCAAAATATGATAAATAGGATGAAGGTATAATGGAACAGAAAAGTGTTTTAAAACAAATTCGTGAAGTTTTACGAGAAAATGGTATTGATGCATATTATCCAACACAGCATGAAGGGGAATGCATAGAACCATATGTTGTCATTAAATACAATGGAGCAACATTATCTGATGCGGTATCAAGCGAACAGGTTGTTTATGATATTATATGCTATGTACCAGAAAAGAAGTATAGTGCATTACCGGATTATGTTGCAGAGGTAAAATCTGTTCTTGCAAAGCTTTTTCCTATGATTCGGAAAACAGGAACAGAAACAGCAGACTATTATGACGATACTGTAAAAGGACATATGATAAGTGTTGAATATGTTAATTACAGAAAAATGGAAAATTGGAGGTAAAAGAAATGGGTAGGACAAAGAAAAAAGCGGTTGGGATTCCTACGATTGATGTTAGCCTTGTGGTAGTAAGAACAGGCACAGAAGATAGCGGAATGGAAATTGCCGTTGATACTGCAAACAAGATCGCAGTTGAACCGCAGACAGAAACAGAAGATGCAGTAAAGCTGATTAAATTAGGAAAAGTGTTAGCACAAAAACCTGCAACGACAACAATTACCGGACATCAGATCACATTGACAGATAATGTGTTTATCCCAGAATTGGTAAAAATTTTCCAAGGTGGAACAATTGAAGGTGAAGGAACAAGCCTAGTTTATACACCACCTGTTTCTGGTAGTGATGAAAAAGGTGAAATCTTTGAGTTGGATTGTTATTCTGCGGAATACAATGCGGCAGGACAAATTGTTAAGTATGAAAAGATTACTTATCCGAATTGTCAAGGTTCACCAATCACAATTAACACAGAAGACGGAGTTTTCCGTTTACCGGAGTATACAATCACTTCTGCACCGAATACAGGTGAACCGCCTTTTAAAATTTCTTATGTTGAGAAATTACCAGATTTTAGTGGAACAGAAGAACAGAGTGTTGAGACCGGAGTATCGGTTTCTGAATAAATAAAACAAACAAAACAAAGAAAGGATAAAACAAATGTCTGAGAAAAATTTAGTTGTAACAAGTTTTGATGATCTGAGGAAATACGCACAAGGAGCAGTTGTTGAACTACCGCCATTCGCAAGTGGTCAACCTTTTGTCGCAAGGCTAAAAAGACCGTCTATGATGGGAATGGTTAAAACAGGGAAAATTCCGAATAGCCTTTTGACAAGGGCAAATGAGTTATTTACAAGTGGTGCAGGTGGTCTTGATCCAGAAGAGAATGAGTTAATGGCAGAAATGTTTGATATTTTTGAATTGATGGCGAAGGAATCACTTGTATCACCAAGTTATGATGAATTGAAGGAGATCGGATTGGAACTTACAGACGATCAGCTTATGTTTTTGTTTAACTATGCGCAAAGTGGTGTGAAAGCGTTAGAATCTTTTCGTACAGAGTAGACGGATTGAAAATGTAATTGGAATGGCTAGACAGTTTCGATGTTTGCCAAGTGTTGTGTTGGGAATCGAAGATGAATATACAGCTTATTGTTTTAATGAAGCATGTTATTTCATTCTGGCAAAACTTGAAGCTGATGAAAAGCCACACTATATTGAGCGTAAAACAAATGGCGAAGTTTTAGAACCGAAATCCTATAAAAGTTTTAAAGATTTTTACAAGCAATATGGGGGGAACGAGGATGGCAGTTAATGTTGGCTCTGCTGTTGCGTATCTTGAAATGGACACTTCCAAATTCTCGAAGGGGTTAAGTTCAGCTACGTCTGATTTAAAAGTATTTCTTGACAAGAATGCAACAGCAGAACAAAAGTTAAAAGGTTTATCTAGTTCCATGGCAACTGTGGGAAGTGGTTTGACAAAATCTGTCACACTTCCCATTGTTGGTATAGGGACGGCATCAATTGGAGCGGCAAGCAATTTTGAAACAGCAATGTCACAGGTTGCGGCTACCATGGGAACAACAAAAGATCAAATAATCGATCTTGAGAACACGGCAAAAACTTTAGGTGCGACAACATCTTTTTCCGCAACAGAAGCGGCAGAAGGTTTAAATATATTAGCAATGTCTGGTTTGGATGCAAATGAACAAATGGCGGCATTGCCTACAGTATTGGATTTAGCGGCGGCAGGAGCATTGTCTCTGGATTCTGCGGCAAGCTATGTTACTGGTACTGTTAAAGGTTTTTCAGATAGTATGGACAATGCACAATATTATTCTGATTTGATGGCAAAAGGTGCAACATTAGCAAATACAGATGTTAGTGCTTTGGGTGAAGCATTATCAACAGCATCTTCAACATCTGCAAGTTATGGACAAACAGCAGAAGGAACAACACTATCTTTGTTACGCTTGGCAGAACAAAATGTAACAGGTGCAGAAGCGGCAACAGCATTGAACAGAGCAATGATGGATTTATATACACCTACGACAAGCGCAAAAAAAGCATTGGATAGTTTAGGCGTATCAGCATACGATTCGGAAGGAAAGGCAAAAGATTTTAACATTTTAATAAATGAGTTGAATGATTCGTTATCCGGAATGAGTGAAGAAGAAGCAAACGCGACAAAGAACGCAATCTTTTCAACGTATGGTTTGCAGGCATTCAACAAAATGTTAGTTTCATCTGATGAAACAGTAACAAAGTTTAAAGATGGATTAGCTGATGCAGGAGGTTCTTCGGCACAGCAAGCGCAAACACAATTGGATAATTTAGAAGGTTCTGTTACATTGTTGAAATCAGCATTGGAAGGTGCAGGTATTTCAATCGGTGAAAGGTTAAGTCCATACATCAGAAAGTTAGCAGATTTTATAAGTGAATTGTTGACAAGGTTCAATGAACTAACAGATGAACAAAAAGATCAGATCGTGAAGTGGGGATTGATTGTTGCGGCAATCGGGCCAGTTTTATTGATTGGCTCGAAGATTATAACAATGGTTGCAAATGTTATATCTGTAATAAAGGTATTAAAAACAGTAATGACAGCGGCGTTTGCAAGTCCGTTAGCACCTATAGTGTTGGTAGTTGCCGCAATAGCAGGTCTTGTCATAGCGATTAAAACATTGTATGAAAACAATGAAGAATTTAGAAACAAAGTAAATGGGATATGGGAGTCAATACAACAAACTATCGGAACAGCAGTAAATAAGATTGTTGAATTTTTTACAGTAAAAATTCCAGAAGCATTTAACAATGCAAAAGAAAAAATAGGCGATTTTGTACAAAGCGTAATTGATTTTTTTGTTGTAACGTTACCAGAAGCATTTAGAACATTTGTAAATGAAACAATCCCTAATGCAATCAACAGTATTGTTCAGTGGTTTGATGAATTACCGTATAAGATTGGTTATGCAATTGGTGAGATGATCGCATATATTTATTTGTTTGGAACAAAAATTTGGAATTGGATAACAACAAAATTGCCACAAATAATTGAAGGAATTGTACAATGGTTTGCAGAGTTGCCGAGCAAAATATGGGATTGGTTGGTAAATGCTGTTGAAAATATTATAGAATGGGGAGAACAGGTAAAAGAAAAAGGAACAGAAATAGCTGAGAATTTTATTAATAATGTCATAAAATGGTTTTCCGAATTACCTAGCAAGGTAAGTAGTTGGTTATCGAGCACTATAACAAAAATAAAGCAATGGGCAGTTGACATGAAACAAAAGGCAGTTGAGACTGGTAAAAACTTTTTGAACAGTCTTATAGACAATATAAAAAGTATACCATCAAAAGTACAAACAATATTAAAAAATGCATTGACATCTATTACTAATTTAAAAAGTAATTTTAAGCAGGCAGGGAAGGATATTTTTAATGCATTGTTGGATGGTTTAAAATCAGTCGGAAACAAAATAAAAGATTATGTACAAGGCATAGCTGATACAGTTTCGAAAATTGTTAGTGGAATTATAGATGGATTTAAGAAAGTAATAAGTAAAGCATCAGAAGCAAAGGAAGCGAGTTCTTCTGTCAATGGCTCTCACGCAAATGGTTTGAGTTATGTTCCGTTTGATGGATATATTGCAGAATTGCATGAAGGTGAAAGAGTATTGACAAAGCAAGAAAATCAGAGTTATAGTGGAGGTAGTGGAAGTTCTGGAAGTGGTGATACATTTATTTTTTACAATACAGAACCAGATCCATATACATATGCAAGGCAAATGAAGAAAGCAAAGCGTGAGTTGTTAGGAGGGTTGGCATGATACATGATTTTATTGTGCAAAATGCGCACACAAATTACATATCAACGTTTGGAGATGATGGAACAAAGGATTTTGTTTTGGATAAAATTACGTTTGGTGATTTGAATGTGGAGAGATATGCATATGATGTCATAGATCAGATAGGCCAAACGTTAGCAGGAATAAAGATCGGTGTAAGAGACATGACAATTACCGGATATGTAATAGCTGATGATGTTAAAACATATCTTGGCATGAATTGGTCTGATTATTACAAAAAGAAAGAAGCAAGCATTGAAGAAAAGAAAGATGTATTGAATTTAATGTTCAACCCATTGGAAGATTGTGTTTTCACATTTGGAGAATATCAAATAACAGGCAGACCGGATGGAGTAGTAAAATTCGGAGACACAATAAAAACAAATAATGATGTTTTGTGCTATTTTTCATTAAGTTTAATTTGCTATGAACCGTATTTCAGAAAGATTGATTCAGAAATTATTCCATTTATTTACGTGAGTGGTGGTTTTATTTTTCCGTGGATTTTGAAAGATGAAGCTATCATGGGAGAAATTGTAGAATATGAATCAAAGACAATTACGAATGATTCTGCAATTGATGTTGGGTGTACTATAACATTTAGTGCTGATTATGGAAAGGTTAGAAACCCTTCTTTTTATAATGTTTCGACAGGAGAGGAAATAAAGTTATATGCAGATTTGAATAAAGGAGATTACTGTATAATAAACACGAATGATGGAGAGCAGTCTGCAACATTATATTCAGAAGGATACAAAACGAATGTGTTATCAAAACTTGGTGGTGACAGTGTTTTTCTGAAAATAAGAAGGGGAAGTTACACTTATGGAGCATCAACAGATGATTTGGAAGAGAGAGATGAAAACGACAAATTAGTTAATTATGGAAAGCTACCAATGACAGTGAAAATTGAATACAACAATATGAAGTTTAATTTACCAAATCAATAGGTTTATTGATGAAGAAAGTGAGGTGAAACAAAAATGGTTATACCAGTATTAAATAGCAATTTTTTGATTGTAGATATTATTAAAAGTAATACATATTTACAGATTGCAGATAAGGCAAGGGATGTCGGTCAATATGAAGTGCACATACCATTGACTGATGAAACAAAGTTTTTGTTAAATAAGGATAAAAAATATTATCTTGCGTTTAAATTAGAAGGAAATTGGAAATTTGGATATGTGCAGAAGTTGCATGTTGATGCAGAAACAAAAAGTAAGACAATGCAGATTAGTGGAAAACTATCTGAGTATATTTTGACAAAAAGAATAATAAAAGGGCAGAAAATATTTAAAGGAAAAACATATGAAGTAATAAGTCAGATAGTACACAATGTTTTGGATGAAACAGACAGTAGTGGAAATTTGAGTTTAAGAGCAGTAGGAAGTATCGATGTATATTCTGGTAGTATGATAAGGTACATGGGTTCATTAAGCCCAGAAACGTGGGAGTATTACGATGACATTAAAGACATTGAGATTCAGCAAACTGGTGGAATAGCAATGGATTTAATTATAGAAATTCTTACATTGAATAATTTTGCGTTTGATTTTAGAAGTAGCCTGTATAGTTATGGAGAAATAGACGAAGATCAGTGGTATTCAGACCCGATACTTGGAAGAACAAATGTAGGAGGTTTTACATTTGAAATTATACATGGAGCAGACAGAACAAAAGGAAACACGGACAACAATGAGCCGATTATTTTTAAAACATCGTTAAGAAATCTGTACAATACTGCTTATGATTATGACAAAACAGAATCATGTAATATTGTTTATGTTGCAGGTGAAGGTGAAGGAAATGCAAGAACATGGGTCTCATTTTTTGAAGATGGAACAGATGCAAAAGATGTGGTGAAAGAATCAGATTATGAAACATACTCGCAGTATGGAGGTTGGAATCGCGAGGAATTATTTGTTGATGCAAGGGACGTGCAATCAGAAATGGATGAAAAAACATATACTGCAAGTGAGTATAAGACATTATTAAAGGATAGAGGGTTAACAGAATTAAGTGAGCATATAACATTGGAAAGCTTCGAAGGTTCTGTTATTATCGATGGGGAAAAAATAAAATATGGTCAAGGACTAAATACAGATGATAATAGTAGATTTGTTTACAAAGGTGATTGGGTAACAATTGTCGATGAAGAATTAGGCATAGAAGTAGATGCACAAATAACAGAAGTAACAAAAACATATAGTGGAGCAAAAGAGATATTAGATTTTACTTTTGGTTACAAGGGTGTTACATTTATTGAAAAGTTAAGAAGAAAGGGTGTGTTGTAAATGGCAGAAACAAGTGGATTTTTTAATGCGAAATTGATAAATGAAAAATATGATCGTGTTTATAATGCAGATGATTTTGCAAATTATTTTGCCTCATTTATTGGAACAGGTGTTTTTATTGACCCGATGAATCAGTTACAAGTATATAGGAATATAAGTGGTGATGATGTAACATTTGGAGTAAGAGCAGGAAGAGCGTTTATTGACGGTTATTGGTATGAATTAACACAAGATATGGAGATAAGCGGAATACAATCGTCAGATGATGTTTACCGACTGATTATTTTTAAATGTGTTTTGGATAAAACAGAAAGAAAAATTAGTATTGAATACAAAGAGTATACAAGTATGTACAATGCAGTTGACATTAGTACTATTACACCAGAGAACAACTCTTCGAAACATGAGTTGTTTTTGGCATATTTTAATTTGGACGTAAATCAAGAATTAGATACAATATATGATGATCAGATCACAGATTTACGACCAGATAGTAGATACTGTGGATATGTGACAGGGTTAGTGCAGAGCATTGATAGTACAGATATGTTTAATCAACTGGAAGCACAGTTTAACACATGGTTTGAGGGAATGAAGGGACAATTGACAGAGGATGCGGCAGGAAATTTACAAACACAGATTGATACTATTAGTAGTGGTTTGGAAAGCACGAATAAAGATGTTGCTACAAATACAGAGAACATTAGTGATTTAAAGGATGCAGATGCTAACCACGATGAAGAGTTGACTTATCTTTCCACTCAAGTTAGTGAATTAAATAAGAATTTAGCTGATCCAGTCTGTGTTCCTCTGAAAATTAATTCGGACGTGGTATCAAGCGATAGCGGAAGTTTTTATGTCAGGCTTGGTCGATTTGTATTCGTTTCCGTATATGCGACTTTGGCAGTGGAACTAGAAAGATGGACTAATTACACGCTGGCTACTAATTTGCCCGAAGTCGATTTGACATATAGCAGTAATAGATTTTACGCACCAGTATGGACTCAAGACCTCGGGAAAGTTTCCGCATACCAACCGATTGCGCAAGTAAGCGGAACAGATTTATTATTTAGACCGATGAACTCGACCATCTATTCCGGTGATAATGTGCGTTTTAAGATGTGGTATATTGCAAAGCCATAACAAACCCACTAATATCAGCCGACAAATTCTTCTTTTGCATATAGTATTGTAACGACGGCCTTAATCTTAGCAGGATTAGATGCGTGCATATTGGTGCATATAAGTGAGCAAGTATCAGCAGTTCCAATTGCTCTATTATAGGTAAAACATTTGCTACTCAGTGTGCCATTAGTACTTGCGTTCTCATAAGATTCATGCATTGCAACTTTTTTGTACCCACTGATTTTCGTTCCGGTAAATTTGATTTCTTTTAATGTTGACGCATTAATTTCAATATTGTCAATCGAATAGCTTTTTACCAAAAACATATCACCTAAATTCTTATTTAATTCACTAACTTGAGTGGAAAGATAAGAATTTAGATTTAAAAATGTAAAAATAATAGTTGACAGGATTCTGAAAATGTAGTATAATAAATACAATCAAAGAAGGAGGTACAAACAATGAATCATGATGGACAATATTATGATGGGGATGCAAAAAGTGAAAAAGCAATTGAAGAGGGACAAAAACAAAGCATGATGCGAATATTATTGGATGTACAGAAAGAATATCAGCAATCAAACAGAATGAAAGACAAAATAATCATATTGTTAATTGTTCTTATGTTTTTAGAAGCAGTTGCAGGATATAGTGGTTTTGTTTGGTATGAAAGTCAATTTGAAACAACTACAACAGAAACAATGGAAGTATATACAGAGGGTGACAATGCAAATGCGGAGTATGTAGATGGAGACCAGTACAACGATAATTCTGTTCACAATGAATAAAGAGGGGTGATAAGTTGTGGCAAAAGCAGGGGTAAAGGTAACAAAGACAACAAGTAGAACAAAAACAAGTTCAAGCAAAACATCTAGCAATTCAAAAGGAAATCCAAACAGATGCCCGACTTGTGGAAAGTTTAGAAAAGCAAATGGATAAACAAAATGCAAGAACAAAGAAGAAACTAAAACAAATTTCATCTGTAAAAGAATTTGAAGAATTGTTAGAAAGAACAATGTTGTCTGATGATGAAAAGGAAATATTCTGGAAAATATATAAAGAGCAAAAACCATTGTCTGTTATAGCTGATGAAATGGGAATGGCATTGATAACCGTTCAAAAGAAGCATCATAATATGTTGATGAAAATTGGACGGATGATATAGATTGAATTTTTAAGGGAACTCGAAAGAGTTCCTTTTTTTTGTGCCTAAAAATAAGGTTTTGGTATGTTTTGAATATGGTTTTTATAAATTTGTTGAAAATTGCATGTGTTAGAATATATTTATAAAACAAAAGGAGGTAAAAATCGATAATGTATGGAGCATATGGAAATTATGGAATAAATCCATATCAACAACAACAAATGCAGACAAGACTAAATCAGATGGAACAGCAATACGGCAATTATCCACCATATCAACAACAGCAACAGGCACAAATGCAACAACAGATACCACAAATTATAAAAGGCAGACCAGTATCAAGTAAGGACGAAGCAAAAGCAAGTATGATTGATCTGGATGGCAGTTTATTTGTATTTACTGATATTGCAAATAAAAAGATTTATACCAAGCAGATCATGTTAGATGGAACGGCAGATTTTAAAGAATATGTTTTAACAGAACAAAGACCGGAACAAATTGCAAGTGAAACGAGTGTAGATGAATTTGTTTTGAAAAAGGATTTTGATAAAGCAATGGAACGTGTAAATAAAAAGTTAAAAAGTATTGGAGAAATGAAACATGAATCAAATGGAAATGATGATGCAGATAATGGCTAAACAAATGTTCGCAAATAATCCGTTGTTCCAAAGAGCAATGCAGATGGCACAGGGTAAGAATGAACAAGAAATAATGCAGATTGCACAGAATCTTTGTGGACAAAAAGGAATTGACATAAATAAGGCATTTGAACAATTCAAAAATCAGATGCAAGGAATGATGCCTAAATAGGTATAAGCCATAAAGGTTTATATAAATATTTTTTTAAGGAGGTCATAGAAATGGCTATGGATGGTACAGGGTTAAGTGTTGCTGATGCATTAGCATTGGAACGAAACAACAATGACAATGGGATGTTTGGTGGTTCTGGAATGTGGATGGTTTTCTTCCTGTTCTTCCTTCTCGCATGGGGCGGTGGAGGATGGGGCGGATTTGGTAATAATTCCGCATCCACACAGGGAGCATTGACAAGAGGTGAACTCTGTCAAGACATGAATTTCCAGAGTCTTGAAAACAGTGTAAGGGGTGTTCAGTCTGGATTGTGTGATGGTTTTTATGCAATGAACACTGGCATTTTGAATGGTTTTTCTGGTGTACAACGTGATATGTGTACCGGATTTTCCGCAGTAAATCAAGGATTTAATGGAGTGAACCAGAACATTAACCAAGCTAGATTTGACATGCAGAATTGTTGCTGTCAAACACAGCAAGCTATTGCAGAAAATCGTTATGCCGCTGAAAAGAACACTTGTGAGATTATCAATGCAAGCAATGCAAATGCACAGAGAATTATTGATGCAATGACTCAAAACGAAATGCAAACATTAAGAGATCAGTTACAGACTGCAAACTTCCAGTTGAGTCAGCAGGCACAAAATGCTTATTTGATTTCTGCAATCAGACCGACTCCGATTCCTGCATATCAGACTTGTTCCCCATATGAGTCTGCATACTATGCAAGATTTGGTTCTGGATGTGGTTGTAATGCGTAAATCCGCTTAGAGCGTGATTGTCTTAGGCGGTTGAAATATACCGCCTATTTTTATGTTAAGAAAGGAGAAAAAGAAATGGCATGTCAATATTATAATAATAATGGTTTTGGGTGCGGTGGATGCACACATTTTGTAAGAACGAACAGCGTAACATTGAGTGGTGGAACATTGGTATTAAATATTCCAGTTCCACAAGTACAATTAACGAATAAACAAAGAATCTGTATTTGTGTAGCACAGGCAATTCCTACTAACGTGACAAGTGCAAACGGAATTGTCGTTACAATTGGAACAGGAACAAAACAATATGCGCTTGTTACAAAATCTGGTAATTATGTTCACGCAGACCAGATTAGAAGCAGAAAGGTATATCACACAGATTTTGCAACAGATAGTTTGGAATTTGTTGTTTCTGGTTGTCAGCTTTGTCCGACAGGTTTCAACTTTCCAGTTATTACACCGTAGGAGTACAAACATGATGAATTTTGAAAACAATAACAATGGTCTATTTAGTCAGCGTTCACTTGATGTTATGGCTTTTGTTGGTTTTATAATCGGGTTAGCAAATTACAACGAAAATTTAGATCAAGGAAAAGCACAGGAAATGTTACAACATGTTTTGGATGAAGTTCATGGACATTTAGATAAGCAGGACAAAAAGATAGATCAAATCATAGAAATGTTGGAAGGAGTGAAGAAAAATGCATAAAACAAAAGAACAAATGAAACAGATGGAATGTGGCGAAATCTATGCACTGGTAGCAAGTCATATGACAGAAGCGTTAATGTTTCATTCTCAAATGTCTGATTATTTTAATTTCTTAGGTTTGCACGGATTTAAAAGGATGCACGAATATAATTATTTTGATGAATCAATAGGCAAAAGGAAATTAAACAGAAAAATCCTTGATGTGCATAATATGTTGATACATGAAACAGGAACGATTGCAGTTGATGCAATTCCGATTGATTGGTATAAACATACAAGAATGGATATAGACGATAATGTTATATCTAAGTATGTTCGGTCAGCAATGAAACAATATAAAGAGTGGGAAGAGGAAACGAAGGAATTGTATCAAGACATTTGTTGTGTATTTTTGGAGCAAGGAAAGATTGTTGATTATGAAATCATGAAACATTACCTTGAGGATGTGCAGTGTGAATTAAAAAAGATTTATAGATTGTGTGAAGAACTGAATGACGTTGGTTATGACACGATTTATATTTCAGAGATTCAAGACAAACTGCATGATGATTACAAAAACAAAATGAAACATATGAAGATACAAAACTAAGGGGGCAGAAATTGTCTCCTTTTTGTTTTGTAAAAATATTTTTAAATTTTTTAAAAAATGTGTTGACAAACATAAACCTATGTGTTAATATATAATTACAGAAAGGGAAAGGAAATCCCAAAGAAAACAAAGTGTGAAGGAGATCAGAACAATGTTAGTAAATAGTACAGAGTATAGCAGAGAAAGATTCTTATTTTTTAAGAAACACAAAAATGTTTTTGAATGTGAAACATCACCGATGGATGAATACGGAGTATATCACAAAGAATATGTTTTCAAAGATGGTTCGGTATGGTATGAGAGAATGTCACCGGAATATGTAAAGCAGGAAGTTGAGGTTAAGATTAAACTTGTAAAAGTAAAAGTAGAAGTTGAAATTAAGATGTTCTGTACAGAATATTGGAATACTGATAATTCTGAAAGTAAGAAATATTATGAACAGTTTTAAATAAAACAAAAATATTTTGATTATACTATTGACAAAGTAAAGCGTTAGTAGTATAATCAAAATATAAGATAAAGAAAACAATTTAAGGAGGAAATAAAAATGTTAAAGGTTGAGTTATTCGGAACAAATGAAGAAGCAGAAATTGATGAAACAAAGATCACAGTATATGAGGAATATGAAGAAGCATACCAGTTATCAGATGAAAGATGGATAGCATATGATGAAGCCGTTTGTGCATGGGTTATGTTAGGATAGTAAAACAGAACAAAGGAGAACAAAACAAAATGGGTAAAGAAGAGTTGTTACAGTTAGCATTAGATTTTTTAGGGGCAGTTTCAGTTGTAGGAATGATATTTTGTATTCCAATTATTGCAATGATTTTATAAAATTCGATATTGACAGACAAAATTGTTCTGTGATATAATAATTGTACAAAGTTAATAAAGAAATCAAACAAAGATAAGGAGAACACGAAACATGAAGTATGAAGAAATGACAGTAAAAGAATTAAGGGCTGAAAGCAAATTAAGAGGTCTGACACTTGAATCTAAGGGAAAGAAGTTCACGAAGCCAGAATTGATTGAAAGGCTTGTAAAGTATGATGCAGAAGCAGGGCAGGATTGGATTGAAACACTTGAGACAGAAGGAGAAGTGGCAGAAGCAATTCCTGTTGAAAATGTGGAAACAAAAACAGAAGCAGAAGTAAAGGAAGAAAAGACAGAACAGCCTGTTGGTTATATCAAGTATGCAAGGAATTTTAAAGAGATCATCGAAAAATATTCTGGAAGAAAAAAACAGAATGTCTATGATAATGAATTGAAAGTTGGAAGCCTTGTAGTATTTGTTCACTATGTGGAAGCAAAAGATGGAGAAATTTATAAAAAGCTTCGGACGGCAAAAGTAATTGGAGTGAATCGAAAGAAAGAAATTGTTAGGGTTCAGCTTCTGTTAGGTGAAGAAAAGGAATTGTTGTTTGAAGATTTGTTATATATTAGAAATGCAAATCCAGAAAGTTCTTATCCAAGAGATATTAAAGACTATTTAAGAAACAAAAGAACAGAGAAAGGAAAGGCAATCATCAGTGAAAGATTTAGCAAGACAGACGGAACAAATTAAAGAAAGTGTAAGAAGATTATACGATGCGAAAAAGTGGTTGGAAGAAACAAAACAAAATTATGATAAAGTAAGAGAAAAAGAAGAAATCAGTATAAGCAATTATATGTTTTCGAATTATCCATCCGGGACAAATAGTTTTGAGATATTACTTGACACTGCAAAATATTGCTTTGCACCGATCAAGTTAAGAGTTACGAAAGTAAGAACAAATACATTTGTTTGGGACATTAAAAAGCTTAAAAAGCAGTTACAGAAAAAGCATTTTCGTAAAGTTGTAGATAAAACATATACAATCAATGATTATGAAGGATTGGTAGAGTATTTGAAACAGTGTGGTGTTGAACCAAAAAAATTCAGTAAATTTATCAATGTAGAAAGCAATGTAAATGAATCGGCAATTGATGAATTGCTGAATGTGGGAGAGTTAAAGCAGAAAGACATTTATGGCTGTTATGTGCTGAAAGTAGGTAAGCCATACATCCGCTTAACTGAACTGAAAAAATGATAAGGGTATATGATGGGAAAGATTTAGCAAGAGTGTTGATCTATTATGGATTGATTGATGAAGTTGTTACATCAGAGTTCAACATAAATTGTCCTTTTCATAACGACCCAAACCCAAGTATGAAGGTAAATTTATCAGAAGGCAGTTACTTTTGTTTTGGATGTAGAGCAAACGGAAACGCTTATGATTTTGTAAAAACAGCACAGCCAGAACTAAATGATTTACAAGCCGCTGTAATATTGGAAAAAATCTTGCACAGTGATAAGATCAAAAAGTTGAATGTGCAGTACAGAAAAAAGAAAAAGAAAAAACGATGGTCTGCATTATCAGAAGCAAAAGACTATTATTATGGTATCAGAACAACAGATTGGAATAGACCTACAACAAAAGAAGAAAAAGCAATATTGGAATATATGAAAAGAAGGGGTTTTAATGCAAAAGCTTTGAATGTAGTAAATTGCAAAGCCAATTATAATATTGCATATCCAATATTGTTTCCGATCTATGACAATGGCAGATTTATGGGATGGGTAGGCAGGACAACGAACGAATATGTTGAGCGAAAACGTAAATACCTATACAATGATGGTTTTTACAAGCGTGATACGTTGTGTGGAAATTATGAAGAAAACAAAGTTGTTTTTATATGCGAAGGATTTATGGACTATCTGAGCCTAAGAACGAGAGGACATATAAAAAATGTGGTGGCTATATTAGGGTGGCATATATCAGACGAGCAAGTTAAGAAGTTAAAAGAAAAAGGAATTAAAACAGTTGTTTCGGCATTGGACAATGACAAGTGTGGTATAAAGGGAACAGAGTATCTAAAAAATTTTTTCAATGTGATTCGTTTTTGTTATCCAGAAGATAAAAAGGATGCAGGAGATATGACGGAGCAGGAATTGAAAGAAGCAATAAAACAAACGAAAGAAGGAACGAAGAATGAAATTGAAAGTTGAAACAGTTTTATCAATGAGTTTATTTCACAGAGAAACAATGAAAGAACTAAACATTGATAAAACAATAAGCATTGAATTTGATGAATATAGTGAAGAATACAAAGAATTATGTGCAACATGGAAAAATGTTATAGGTTTTGAAAGGGAATCAGACAAAGACAAGTTTGACAAAGCACTAATGATTTTGATGAATGAAGAAACAAAAACACAGCAGAAAAATATTATTAACAACATTGAAGATGTAATCAGAAAGGTATATAAAGATGGTGCTTCTGGTTATGTTGAATTTGGAGGGTATATAATAAACCCTGCTGATTTTTGTGCAATTCGTATAAATGAAATAAAAGCAAAATTTTTTAAAGGATAAGGAGAAACAACAATGGCAATTAAATTATCTGATATTAAAAATGAGATCAAAAAAAGCGGAACAAGTAAAGGAAAGTTTTTGTATTTTAAAGACGGGACAAAAACAAGAGTTAGATTTTTAACAGATTTTGAGGATGGAATGGAAGTGCCATTCCATGATAGTTTCCAGTTGGGAATCAATGTTCCATGTCAAGAGGTTTTTGGAAGAGATTGCGAGTATTGCGAGAATGAGGATTTACGTACAAGAAACATGTATGTATGGAGTGTATATGATTATGAAGCAAAAGAGGTTAAGCTTTTAATGTTTGCCGTCAATAATTGTTCTCCGATTGGTGCGCTTGCTTCTATGTATGAAACATATGGAACATTGTTAGACCGTGATTATGAGATCAAAAGAAATGGAACAGGGCAGAACACAAATTATGGAGTTGTTCCGCTTGACAAGATGAAGTTCAGAAATACAAAAGTAAAGGCATTATCAGATCAAGCGATTTTGAAATATATTGACAAAGCTTATCCTTCGGACAACAGCGAGAATTTAGAAGAGGACGAAGAAGAAGTAAAAACAAAAAGCAGAACCAAAACAAAAACAAAAGTAGAAGAACCGGAAGAAACAGAAGATGATTGGGATGAAGATGAAGAATCTGAAAAAGATTATGAGTCAATGTCGGCAAAAGAATTATATAGTTTGTGCAAAGAAAGGGATATTGATTGTAAACCTAAGAAGTCAAAAGAATACTATATTGACCTGTTAGAAGAAGCGGACGAAGAAACAGAAGATGATTGGGATGAAGAATAGGAAGGAGCAAAACAATGTTTATTAGCAGAAAACAGTATGAAAGGGATTTAAGAATTGCAGAAAGAAAAGGATATAACAAATGTAAAAAAGAATGGGTATACAGTGAAGAACAAAAAGATATTAGAAAAGAAATGTCTGAAAGATATGAATACCTTGACCAAAGAATTACCGGAGTAAGTAGGGAAATCAGAAAAGAAGTTCGTGAAATAGCATCCGACATTTCAGAAATAAGAGGAACAAAAGAAAGAGAAGCAGAGCCAGTATTTCAAAACCCTGTGATTTGTTCAAGTTTATAAAAAATAAAATATTTTTAAAATAGGGGTTGACTTTTTCAGCCCCTTTTGTTATAATAAAGGTACAAAGAAACAAAGAAAACAAACTTTTGAAGGAGAATAGAAAAATGAAAAAAGATTTTACAGCAGAAAATTTTGTAAGAACAATTGATTTTGGTGATGTACAGATTAGAAGAAATTACACAGAAGGAATTAGAATAACAGAAATTGAACTTTCAGATGGAACATGGGCGGTAATTAAAACTGATTATAAAACAAATCAGCCGTTTGCAGTAATTCTTACAGAAGAGGAATTATTTGGATAATAAAATAAATAATATGAAGGAGAACAAAACCATGAAGGAAACAACAAGAATTTTAAAAGAAGAAGCAAGACAGGACAAAGTAAAAATTTATAGTCATAACAATCACAAAGAGGAAATGAGATCAGCAGAACAAATTGAACAGTCAAGAAATGACAAAAGAATGTTTTATCAGAATAAATGGACAGAAAAGTTAAAAGGTGCGGAAACAAAAGCACAAAAAGAAATTTGCAAAGATGTATTAAATAGATTGCAGATATTAGATAATAATAGAAAGGGGTAAAATTTTGGGGTATTTTGATTTACATAGGCATGACGAGTTTAGTTCTTTTGACGGATTCGGTAAGCCAAAAGAATTAGCCAAGGTTGCTAAAGAATTAGGTTATACGGCTTTAGGTTCTAGCAACCATGGAACGATATCTGGTTTGGTGCAACATTGGTTAGCTTGTAAGGAAGAAGGAATCAAACCAATATTAGGTTGTGAGGTTTACTTTCAGCCAGTATTTAAAAAGGACAATCCACAAAGAAAAAGCTATCACTTATGTTTGTTCGCAAAAAATATTGAAGGTTATAGAAATTTATGTCATATTATGACAGAAGCAAATGTTGAGCAGTTTTATTATAAGCCTATTGTTGATTTTAAATTATTGGAGAAATACAAAGGTGGTTTGATCTGTACAACAGCTTGTATTGCGAGTGCAACTTCACAAGCTGTTATAAATGGACATAAAGAAACAGCAGAAAAGTTATTATTGAAATACAAGGAAATATTCGGCAATGATCTGTACGTGGAGATTCAACCGTATAAAATCGATAATAAAGGAACGCAGGAAAAAGCAGACTCTGAAATGATGCAGATTGCAAGAAAAAACAAAGTGAAGTGCATCCTTACATCTGACAGTCATTTTGGAAAGAAAGAAGATTTTGATACATATTGCAAAATGCATGAAATTGGTAAAACAACACTGGACGTAAAAAATACATATAGTGAAAGATATATGCCAAGTGAATATGAAATTGCAGAGCGTTTCGCAAAGATGTATAAAAACAAATTTAAAAACAGTATGGCAGTAGCAGAAATGTTTATTGACAATTTGAAGAAATTAGAAAACAGTGTTGAGGACGATATTTTAGATCATTGTGAATTAGTGCTACCAAAGATCGAAACCAAAAATGAAACAAGTGAAGTGGCATTAAGAAAAATGGTTCAGCGAGGTTTAAAACAAAAAGGAAAGTATACCAAAGAATATATTGCAAGATGTAAAGAAGAATTATCCGTTATTCATTACCATGGTTTTGATGATTATTTTTTAATGGTTCAAGACTATGTGAATTGGGCTAGAAACCATGATATTGCAGTTGGACAGGGTAGAGGTTCAGCTTGCAATTGTTTGGTTGCATATGCAATAGGAATTACAGATGTAGACAGTATTAAATACAAACTGGATTTTAGCAGATTTATGAGGAAAGACAAAAAGAAGTTGCCTAAACAATATTGGGCTTCGCTTGTGAACGTGCTTAACGGTGTGCATGGAAACATGTGCTAACGGTGAAGGCTAGAGCCGTAAAGGTATGCTAATACCGTGCTAAGTTCAGAACAATAA